AAATGAAAAAGAAATTTAATGAAACTAAAATAGGATCTTTTCTTTCTAGTAAAGCTCCTAACATCCTCAACGCTATAGGAGATGTACTTCCGGATCAAGGAACTTTTGGTATAGTAAAAAATCTTATAACAAGTGATACTAGTATTGAGCCGCAAGATAAAGAAATGGCTATGAAGTTACTAGAGCAAGATATTGTTGAAATGAAAGAAGTTTCTAGCAGGTGGAGGAGTGATATGAAGTCAGACTCTTGGCTTAGTAAAAACACTAGACCATTAGCTTTAGTTTTCTTAACAGCATCATCTGTATTTATGATGGCTGTAGATTCTTTTCATTTACAGTTTGATGTAGACGATGCTTGGATAAACTTACTTAAAACATTGCTGGTTACAGTTTATGTAGCGTACTTTGGTTCTAGAGGCGCAGAAAAAATAACAAAAATAAATAAATAAAATGGCAACGTATAATATTTACGAATATGACATAGCTGGCGCTGTAGGTGAAATGCAAGCTGAGCCAAGAGTTTTTGCTCATAGTGCTAAACTAATGACTATACCTACCGGAGCTACAGTTGAAGAAAAAATATTTACAAGTGATACTCTTCCAGAGCCTTTACAAGCAGGTGATATTGTAAAAAATACTAAAATACAAAGAGGAGCTTGCTTATTTGTAGGTGGCGCTGGAAATGTTAAAGTTAAAATGGAGAGTGGTGATATAGTTACTTTTTATGGTGTAACAGCAGGGTCATTTTTACCTGTTTTAGTTATAGGTATATTTGGCACCAATGCAAACACGGAAACAGACGGTACTTCGGCTACTAACATATTAGCATTGTACTAATGTTTATTGGAAACACCAATACGATTCCAAGTATTGTAAATTTACCAGGCCAAGGTGGAGGAGCTCCTTTTCAAAGTACTGAGAAGTTTTTGTTTGATGGAAACGATGGTTTTTTAAGATCAACAACATTTACTAATTATAGATTTACTGACGAACTTTCAATATCTTGCTGGGTAACTTTTGGCGATACAATAACTGCTGGAGATCCAACAACGTTTAGAAACTTCATGATTGTAGATCAAGCTAATTCAAGCTTTTCTCAGGGTTATTCTTTATATGTAACTCGTCTAGCTAATGGTAATGCTTTACTTAGGTTTCAAATAGGTAAAGGAACTACTGATAATACAAATGGAAGAGCTCAAATACGAATTGATAATATAAGTGGAATTAATCCTAATAAAGTATTTTTAATAGTAGCTTCTTATTTTAATTCAACCACTGCTCCAAACAACGTGTGTAAAATTGAGTTAAAAGGAGTTGGTGTAGATTTAAGTAATGCTAAAACACCTGCTTCTGGTGCTATAGCTTACAGTAATTTAACTAATGCTTTTTGCATAGGAAACACTTCACCTGTAGGAAATGTAGAGTTTGATGGAAGTATTGATGAAGTTGGTGTTTTTAATAAACGCTTGATTAATTCAAATACTAATGATATATTTAACTGGAATCAAAACGGCAATTTACAAGCCTATAGTCAAGCTAATAATCTTAATCTAGCTGCTTGGTATCGTATGGGTGAAAACGCAACTTATGCACCTAATACTACAACTTATGACATACTTGCAGAAAATGACGATTTTATAATAACTGAAGATGGTATAAGTGTAGTAACTGAAAATTTTGTAGAAAATTTAGGAGTATGGACAGTTAAAAGTGCTACAAATTTAAGTGATACTACTAAATACCTAGTATCCTCTAGATCTACTGATACTACAATTGGATTTTTACCTCTTACAGCAAGACAACAACCCGGCTTACCGCCACCAACATAAAATAATAAAAAATGGCAAATAAGAAATTTTCAGCATTTATAGATCAAGACATGACTGCTAGTTCAGAACTAGTAGGTTTTGATGGTACTACAAATACAAGATATGATATAACTAAATTACAAGCAGGTTTAAGTATTGTTACAAAAAGACGATTTATAACAACTGCAGTATTCAGAAATTTATTTGGTTCTGGATCTCCTATAACAGGTACTGCTGATTTGGCACAGTTTGGTTATGTATCAACTGAAAATAATCCATCTTTGTTTATAGCAACTAGCGATATAAAATTAATAAAAATAGGATTTAAATGGTTAGGTGACGATACAACTTCAGGAATTGATTCTGGGGATTCTTGGGAAATATTTGCTTATCCATTAACAAGTGCCAATCTAAACGCAGACGCTGCGGCTAGTTATGGTTCAGGTACCACAACGGGTATAAAATTAGATCAGAATGATAATGGGACTTATCCTGGTAAAACAAATACTTTAACTTCACCTATATCAATGTCAGCTGGACAGATGTGGGCTTTTGCTGGCGTAGAAACTGGAGTTATTGGAACAGCTCAAGCCGAAGCTATCATATGGTTAGAATTTGAAGAAGCATAAAAACAAATAACAATTAAATTTAATAAAATGACAACAAAGAAAAAAGTAACTAAAAAAGAGTTACAACAAATACAAGATCAACAAACTCAATTAAATGCTTTACAAAATAATGTAGCTGTATTAGAACTGAGGAAATTAGAATATGTTGATGAAGTAAGAAAAACCGCTAAAGAAATTGGTGAGTTAAAAAAGAAACTTGAAAAAAAATACGGAAGCGTTAATATAAGTTTAGAAACAGGAGAGATAACACCTATTGAAAATGAGCAAGATAATACGGAAAATTAGTATTGGCTCAGATTATAAAAATGATGCTATGCATTATTCAGTAAGTCAAGAGGTTTATGGAGGACATATTATTAGTGATATACTTTATGAAGAGCAAGACGAGTCTTATAATATATTTATAGCTAAAGACAACGAAGTTTTACCTTGGAAAAAGTTTAATAAAAATATGTCTATTGCGGTTGAGTACGATTTAAAATATTAATGAAAAGTCTGTATAGTTTTATTGTTAAACCTTTAAACAATAGGTATAACAATGAAAAAAAAATAGGTGATAAAACACTTATTATTAATACCACAATAGAAAACCACCGATTTGTGAGCAAAGAGGCAGTTGTTGTTTCGGTGCCAGCTGCTTATAGCTCACCAATTAAAGTCGGGGACAAATTACACGTTCATCATAATTTATTTAGAGTATGGTATGACCAAAAAGGTAATATAAGAAATAGCTCTACATATTTTAAAGATGACTTATACTTTTGCTCTATTGATCAAATATATATGTATAATAATAAATGTAATTTAAACTATTGTTTTGTAAAACCTATTTTAAATAAAGACATTTTAAGCACAGAAAAAGAACAACCTAATGTTGGTATAATAAAATATAGCAATAAGTTCTTAGAGTCCATTAAAATAACACCTGGAACGCTTATTACGTTTACACCAAACTCTGAGTTTGAATTTATTATAAATAATGAGCGTTTGTATTGTATGAAATCTAATGATATAGCCCTTACTCATGAATACGAAGGAAACGAGAAAGAATATAATCCAAGCTGGGCGTAAGGCAGTAAACGAGTTAATTAAAGTAGCTGAAGAGGAAATTATTACAGAAACAGGTAATGATGATCTAGCAGCTGACAGACTTAAAAATGCCGCTGCTACTAAAAAGCTTTGTATAATGGATGCTTTTGAAATACTACAGCGTATTGAGGAAGAAGAAAATACTTTAAAAGGTTTAGATAAACCTAAAGAAGTAAAATCATTTAAGGGCTTTGCAGAAGGGAGAAGTAAATGATTTACGAACAAACCCTCTGGAAAGAATTAAAAGATGTTGTAAATCCTAAAATATTATCTAAAAATAATAGATATAAAAAATGGGATTATGGCTATAATAAAGATTATGATTTTATAGTAATAAGCAAAACAGGTAAAATTGGACAGATCATTGAAATACAAAATCTCCGCATCGCTTTACCAGCAACAGATGAACCGTATAAACGAAGCAAAAATAAAGCGGAACAGTATTGGGAAAGATTTGAATACCCAAAAGAATTACAAAGAATTAAAACAAGATTTGACTGGGAAGATCACCCTTTAAGCTTTAAAGAAAAATGGTATGATTACATTGATCAAGAATTTAAACGTAGAGAAGAAGGTTTTCATTTCTTCAATTGTGGCGATCCTGTATATATTACTGGTTCTCATTACATGTACTTGCAGTGGTCAAAAATTGACGTTGGAGCCCCTGACTATAGAGAAGCTAATAGACTCTTCTTTATATTCTGGGAAGCATGCAAAGCAGACGCAAGATGTTACGGTATGTGCTACCTCAAAAACAGACGAAGTGGATTCAGTTTTATGTCAAGCGCGGAACTTGTTAATCAAGCTACAATATCTTCCGATGCTAGATTCGGCATACTTTCCAAAACTGGTGCCGATGCCAAAAAAATGTTCACAGATAAAGTTGTGCCCATATCCGTTAACTATCCATTCTTTTTTAAACCCATTCAAGACGGTATGGACCGGCCAAAGACTGAGCTGGCTTATAGAGTTCCAGCCGCGAAGCTT